GCCCTTTGTAACCTGGGCTTGGATCGTTCCGAGCTTGCCGAGTGACCCGATGAGCGTCAGGATGCCGAGGCTCTGCTTCCCGCCGAACGCGGAGGCTAGCAGCGCCGCCTGTTGCGTGGCAGTCAGGCCGGCCTTCGTCAGATGTGACTGAAGGTCTGTGATCGCTGTCAGAATCCCGCCAGGTGTCCGCATGTCGGAGGCTAGTTGCGTGGCGCCGATGCCGATAGAAGCGAGTCCATCACGAGCCGTCTTCGTCGGAGCCGCCATGAGTCGCATCGCCGAATTGAGTTTCGTCGCAGCGTCCACGGCGGGGATGCCGGCGTTCGTCATCGTGGCGATGGCCGCACCGACCGATTGAATCGAGACGCCGAAGACCTTGGCTGCCGACAGGACGCCGGTGCTCATTGCGGATGTCAAGTCTTCCATCCGCATGTTGCCGGCGCCGACGATGGAGTTGAGGACCCCCATCGCCTGGCTCATGTTGGACACGCCGCCGACCCCGGAGTTGACCTCAGCGATCAGGGCGTTGGTGACGCTCTCAAGGTCGGCGTTGCCGACCTTCGCACCCTCAGCTGCGATGGTGAGAAGGTCGAGCGCCTTGGCCCCTCGGATACCCGCTGACTCGACGTGGTAGAGCCCCTGTGAGAGTTGATCCGGGCCGATGCCGACGGTCGGCGCCAGCCCGAGCACCGCCGTCGTCATCTTCTGCACTTCGGACGCAGAGGCTCCGGCCTGTGTCTGGACTAGCGTCATGCTCGCCTGAAAGTCGGACGCGGACTTAATCGCGGAGACGCCGATCGCCGCCACCCCGCCGACGACGGCGAGAGACGCGATCCCGATGCCGGCCATCGAAGAGGACGCCTTCTTGCCGGTGGTGTCAGCCTTGGTGGCGAACCCATCGAGCTCGCCCTGCGCCTTCGCCAGCCCGGCGGTGAACGGCCCGGTGTTGATCCCGAGCGCCACCAACATTTCACCAACGGTGGACACGGCTACCCCTTCAGACTCGCGTTGGCCGCCAGCCGGAACGCTTCCATCTTGGCCGCGAACTCCTCGTCGGTCGGTTCCTTCGTCTCACCCTCAGCCTCGAGCTGCCAGAAGGCAAGCCATTCGCCGAACTCGGCGGAGTCAACCTCGCGCTGAGTCCAGCGGACGCTCATTCCGAGCTGCCCGGCGAGTCGGAACCATGCTCGTCGCTCGGGGCGTTTCCCAGTGCTTCCTTCGCTGCCTCGATGGCGGGCTCCGTGAGCTTGGAGAGCCGCCGAGCGGCATCGAAGAGCACGTCAAGCGCCGCGGCGTTCTTGGCACCGAGCGCCATGATCTGCTGAGAAGTGAAGAGCTGGCCTCCGTCGCCGTTGAGCGCGACGAGGGCGATCGTGCGGGCTCGCAGGTTGTCCAGCTCCACCTGCCGAATACGGAGGGAGCCGTTTGGCATCCGCTCGTAGCTCGTCAGGCCCGCCTCGTAGCGGTCCCGCTCGGCGCCGGTCATGGAACGGAGCATGACGAGCGTGTCCCACTGGGGCACGTACACGTCTTCCGTCTCGCGGTCATCGATCGCGAGGATCTCCGTCGCGCTGAGGCGTGTGGTGTGGGGTGCCTTTGCTACCGTCTTCGCGGTCATGTTGACCTCCGTTCTGCAAGCGCCTGCAACCAGTGCAGCGCCTGCTCCGCGTTCGTGATCGCGAGGCTCCGCTCCCGTGCGGGGTCCCGCGTCTTGTCGTTGTCCCAGCGCATCCGGGCGATGAGACGCTCGAGGATCGTGGTAGGCGTGTCGCCGAGCCCGCCTTCGGCCCACCGGATCGCGGAGCCGCCGTCGGTGTGCTCGACGACGGCTCCGGGTTCGCGGATGCCGATGCTGGGCATGTTGCCCCCCCTCTTAGTAGTGGACGGTCCGGCCTGTTGCCGATTGGGTTGCCGATTGGTTTGTTATGTCGATCTCCATGCCGTCAGTCGAGCGAATGAACTCCCTGACAATGGGTTGCCACCGCTCCCGGCATAGAACATGAACGCCTCGAAAGTGCAACCACCTGCGAAACCGGGACATGTTGTCCCTCCTTCCTTGCTAGACCGCGGCGCCGGTTGTGACTGGCCCCGTGACCTTGATCTCCACGTCGATCGTGTCGGCCTTGCTGTACGGCCAGTTGCCGCCGAACTTGCTGACGTAGCCCGCCCAGAACCATGCCTGGCCGGAGTTCCCGACGAGGACCTCCCAGTTGACGAGCGTGCCCTGCTGGAGATAGCCGAGCGCGTCATTCTGGGTGGCATCGTTGGGGTTGTAGACGACGGGGAATGAAACCGTCCCGCCGTCAACCAGCGTCGGAATCCACTCCTTGAACGGACGCCCGCCGCCGACAGCGGGGCTGGACTGGTTCGTCACTTCGTCGTACTCGGCCGCCTGCTCCGGGCCTTTGATATCCAGGACCTGGCCGAGCGTCGTGGAGTAGGACGTGTCCGTGCTGAACTTGATGAGGTTGCCAGGGCCGGCGTATGCGATGGTTGCCATCTGTGGTCCTTCCTTGTCAGATCGTCAGGACGACGAACTTGATGGCGGCGTTGCTCGCCTGGAACCAGAGCTGAGTGCCGACCTGCGCCCAGCCGAGGGACGAGAACGGGCCGAACGCGGCGACCACGGGAGTCGTCCCGGTCTCGGCCGGGAGGCTGTACGCGGTGATATCCCCCGTCCGGTTCTGGCCGTCCACGACGGACGTGAACGTGACGGTGTAGGGGTTGGTGACATCCGTGTTCATGGCAAGCACGACGGTCTTGCCGCTGACGAGCGGGGTGTACTGGAAGAGCGAGGCGTCCGCAGCCTGCCATGCGAAGGCGAGGGTGCCGGCTCCGGGCTGAAGGGCTGGGTATGAACCGGGGAACGTCTGCGCTGCCACAAGGACTCGTGCCACTGTCTGTTCTCCTAACTGCTACAGGGACCGACGATTGGGGATGGGCGATCAGGCATAGGCCACAAGCTCCTCCACGTGCAGGTCCATCGCGAGCCACGCCCAGTCGGAGTCCGACTCGATCCGATAGCTGGCGAGGTAGGCGATCAGCGCCAGCCCGCCGAGCCGGATGTCCGGGACGAACGCCGCGAGGTAGGCGTCATAGAACGGCAGGAGCGTCTGGCGGGCCGTCCGCAGGTCGCCGCGCGGTACGTAAAGCCGCATCGGGACGAGCCATGTCAGCTCGACCATCCCGTCCTGCGTGTAGGGAGCGATGATCGGCGCGTCCGGCAGGTCGCTCACGTGCATGAACGCCTCGATGGCCTCCTCCGGCGCCGGCTGGATGAGCTGGCCGGGGTGCAGCGGGTCGCCGTAGACGCCCTGCCCAGCGCCGTAGACCGAGCGCACGCCGACTGTCGTGCCGTTGGGCAGGTAGATTCCCTGCACCGACGCAGCGAGCTGTGCCGAGTAGTCCACGATGGCGGCGATGTTGCTGCTCACAGGACCGTCGCCGCTTCGATGACAACGCGCACGGCCTCGGCCATCGCTGCCATCGCCTCATCCTGCGACGTCTCGCGCCCGCGCTGGACGAACGGGTTGGAACGCGTCATCTTCCCCGTTCGTGTCAGGTTCGGCTTGTGGCCGACCATCTCGTGCCCGTCGATGACGAGGTGTGCGTGCGGCGAGCCCTGCGGGCCGATGAGCGCGCCTGCCCCGCCGGCCACCGTGAAGGCCAGCCGCGAGGCCGCTGAGATGCTCTGGAACGCGCGGCTGGTGACGCCTGACTTGTACTTGACGCTCTTCTTAAGATTGCCGGTAGGCCCGATCGGCGTCTCCGCCCGGATCGCCGTCCTGATCGGCTTGGCCCCGGCGACGATGACCTTCCGCATGGCGCGCGGGATCTTGACGACGCCCAACTCCTCGAGCTTGGCCTGGAGCTCGGCGAGGTTCGGGATCTCGACCGTGACGACGGAGCCGGAGCTAACAGCCATCAGCCCGGCCCCCGCAACATCCCGCCGCCGTAGCGATAGCGGTTCAGTATCCGCAGCGTGCTCTGGAGCAACGCCTTGGAGACGATCACCGTGCCGTAGGGCGTCGTGCCGAGTCGGTCATCCTCGCCGGCTTGCCCGCCACGGTACGAGCGGATGACTTCCTTGATCGTCCCGTCCACGATGTTCAACGGCAGGCTCGTGCAGTAGCCCGGCGTGCGGCCCACCTGGACCCCGCCGTAGGTTGTCGGCCAGCGTCCACCGATCCGCCGGAGCCCCGTGATCGGGAGGCTGTTCATCGGCCAGAGCAGGTAGCCCGTGCCGAGCACGAGTGTTTGGACGAGGTTGCCGATGTCGTCGAGGAGGGCGACGGCGGTGACTTCCGTCGAGTCATCGATCAGGAGGAGCTGCGCGTCCCGGCCGGTGTAGCGGCTGACGGTCGGCGTCCCCGCGAGGAACGTCCAGCCCTCGCCCTGCCCGCGGAGGTTGCGGACCTCAGCGTCGATCATGTCGCTGACTTCATCGATGGCGGAGGCGAGAACGCCGTCGAAGGCACCGGACATCGCCGGCTGGTCGCCGGTCATCCGCTGCTTCACGTCGTCCACTGTGCAGTAGCCCATCGCTCTCGCCTCCGGGGGTGGGGGCCGGGTGGGAGGATGCGCCCGGCCCCCGCTACGGTTACGTCAGGGTGTTGCCAACGAGGACGCCGCAACCTGCCGGGAAGTAGACCTTCAGGCACTCGCGGGCGTAGATGCCGAACTCCCAGCGTCGCTGGACCTGCGCCCACTCGTACTGGGTGTATTCGCGCAGGACTTCGAGCTGGAAGGTCGAGGGGACGTTCGCGCGAGGGAACGGCAGGCGCTCGGAGAGCGCGAGCACCGTGCCTGGCGCGAGGTACGGGTGGATTTCGACGGGGATGATCCGGGGCCCGGTGAACTTGTTCCGGTAGCTGTCGGCCACGAGGCCGCCGGTCACCGAGCCGTCAGCGTTCACCTGCTGCACCCAGCGCGTGGTGCCAACGGCGGCACCGGCCTGGACGATCAGCTTGCCGAAGCTCTCGGCCTCCTGCGAGTTGACGTAGATGCGCGTGGGGCCGATGCGGGACGTGTCCCACAGGCTCTTGAGCATCGTGTCGAGCTCGACGATGCCGTTGCCACCATCGCTGGTGTACGTGTTTCCGGTCAGGTCCTTGAAGTACCCGCCGCCGTTGAACTGGACGGTCGGATCGACAAAGGAGCTGTTGGCGTTGACCTCGATCTGCGGGATCAGGCCGTCGAACGCGAGCGCGTCCGCCGTCTGGTCACTCGTGTTCGGAACACCAGTCGTGTTCGTCGGGAGCGCTG